CCTGGGAGCGATGCGGTATCACGCCGCACTGGCCCGACGACGAGGCAGGAAGCATTGTCAGTCACGCGGAATCGATGGCGATGGAGATCGCCCGGCTCCGCGAGGAGCGGCGGTGGATTCCGGTGGGCGAGAGGTTGCCGGAACACGGCGATAGCGTCTGGGTGTTCGACGGCACTGACGTTGTCATTGGCGAATACTGGGGTACATGGCAGTCCTACGGTGCGTCCTGTGACGGCGAGGGGCTCAATAGCGAGACCCTCCTTGGCATCACGCACTGGACGGAGATTCGGAAGCCGTCCCCGCCGTTACCAAACGCAAACCGGCTTGCGGATTGAGGCTTTGGGGACATTGGTAGGGTAGGAGCACCCCCCCATGTCATGCCCTACCCACTCTTGCAACTGCTGCAAGGGAGCCTGCTGCTGCGGTCGACACACCTGCACGCAGCTAAAGTGCGACGAGTGCGAAAGCACCACCTCCGTCACCTCGACCAAGGGGTACGGACTGTTCATGGGGTACGGCCAACTCTGTGCCGACCATGACTCTGGGTCGCCGCCGTCGTACTACCCGTACTGCGACCGGCCTGTTGGCTGGTGTTGCAACAAGGCCACGGGTTCGTGTGCCCGCGATTCCGTAAACGGGCCGACAATCTCCCAGTGTGAGTGCTACCGGGAGAAGGGTTTGCCGCCGACCATTGAGTGGCAGGCCAACCCGTTTTGCGAAGACCCCACGCAGCCGTGCTGCCCATACGGCGTGTGCTGCTACACCAACGGCACATGCGGCAACGAGACGAAGTGCATGTGCGAGTACCTGGGAGGCAACTTCCTTGAGGCTGGCGAGGAGAACGTCTGCGACACGGGGGCCTGCTGTTCGGGGACGACCTGCACGGTGCGGACCAAGTGTGCATGCTCCGTGATCGGCGGGGCGACGTTCAAGGGTTACGGGACGACCTGTAGCCCAAACCCATGCACCACATGCTCTCTGGACTCCGACTGTCCAGAGGGTGCGGCCAAGTGCTGCAACGGCACGTGCATCCCATCGGAGTGCTGCGTCATCGCCATCTCCACCACGTGCCAGGCAACCTGCAATCTTGGGTGTACGCTTATCACTTCCGGCCCAAATGCCGGGAAGTTCAACTGCTTCCGCAACGACTGCAACCCACTGCCATGAACCCAATCTGGTCTTCGCCGGTCTACCTCCAAGAGCGTGCCAGCCAACGCGGGTACGCCTACGACGAGGTGACCCCGTGCATCGTCGAGGTCAAGGACGGGATGATCCTGGTGGACGTCGATCACCCGGCCTACCCGCTCCATCCCAAGCCTGGGTTCCACGAAAAGGCCACCGCTGCCCTGCGGGCTGAGTCCGAGGCCCGGCAAGCCGCCTTGGACAAGGAGCGTGGGGCCAAGGGGCCAGGGACGGAACTCAAGCGGATGCTGCGGTTGGTGGGGATCACAGCCACCCCCAACTGCTCCTGCAACGCACGGGCCGAGGAAATGGACACCCAGGGGTGCCTGTGGTGCCTCAAGAACACCGACAAAATCGTTGGTTGGCTCAAGGAAGAGGCTGACAAACGGCAATTGCCGTTCAGCCACGCTGGTGCAAGGGCACTTGTTTATGCGGCCGTTGCTCGGGCTGGGGCCAAGTCGACGGTGCGGAAGTTGATTCCTGGCAAGAAGGGGAAGGCCGATGCCAAGTCTTGAGGAAACAGCCAAGCGGTTTGGGATCGACCCAATCAAGGTGCCCGACCGGCAGAAGCTGACCGAAGCTGTCATCCAAGCTCGGGCTGGCGGCGACGTCCCGAAGGAAATCGCCCTCGTTGCCCCAGAACCCCCAGCCGCTCCCGCCGATCCGCCTCCTGCCGCACCGCCCCCGCCGCCCGCTGGCAACAACCAGCAAGCCAGGGCAATGAACCAAGCCCACTCGGTGGTGTACGGGGCTCCGGTCATCGACCCGACGCACATGAGCAACCTCATGGAGAGCCAGCGGTCGCTCAGCAAGACCGAGTCGTACATCGCCAAGGAGAACGAGTCTCGGGTCGAGCAACTCAAGGAGGAGGCCGAACGCCAGCATGAGAAGGAGATGCTGGCCATGAAGCAGCAGGGCAGGGACAGGGAGTCCTCCTTGATCGACCGGCTTGGCAAGGAGTCGTCTCGCGGTGGCTCGCTTCGCGTCTGGGACCCCGCAAGCAAGTCCTGGAAGTACGGCAACAAACTCCAGGTTGGCCGTGGCGGGGCAAGGCTCACATGAACCCACTCAACGCCGCCAGTCGATTTCTTGTCGACCGAATCGCGGATGTAGCCAACGCCGCTGCAACACGCGTCGGTGGTGGCAATCGCACGCGGGCCATGCTGGCTGCTCGCCGTGGCATCAATGTTCTACCGCTCCCAGGTTCTGGGGCGGAAAGGCAGGCTGTCCTGGACAACCCGGCACTCTCGCCCAGTGTCGCCTATCGGCTGAAAAACAACTTCATCTCTGGCGGGTTCGTTCCTGGCGACCGGCAAACGTCCAACATTGGAACGGCCATCTACCCGGAGGGCAACAACGCCCTCAGAGACCATGAGATCAACCACGGGTACTGGGAGGCGGCTGTACGCGACCCGACCGACATGCCAGCGTTCATGCGGTGGTTGGTAGGCCGCGTGAAGGAAGCGGCCCCCGGCGATGAGTACAGGAGGGCCGAGGCCACTCGCAATCTGTTCAACGAGATCGCCGCCCAGATGCGAGGGGGCCGCAATTTCACGGACATCCCCGCCGAGACGTACGCACGCCTGCACGCGAACAACCCAGAGCTTGCCGAGGCGTACCGTGCCTTCGGTCGATTCCAGGCTGGGGCCGAGGGAATGGCTGGGGGGGCAATCGGAGGCGTGTTGGGTGCCTCTGCTGGACTCGGCATAGACACGCTCGGTGGTCTTCTTGACGATTCGGAGATGTGATGCCTGCATTTGCTGGACCACTCAAGTCCGGGTACATCCCGGCGGCAGCCGCTGGACCGAACATCCCCTGGCTGGTGGATGACGCCAAGCAGAAGATTGCTGTCCAGAGGCCGGTGGAGTTGCCGAGCCTAGCCAGCCGGATGTTCCATCACCCTGGCGTCTTGGGATACGCCATGCGTGACCAGGATGAGTACAACGACGCCGTCAAGCACGACCTCCTCGTCAAGCGTCTTCGGGAGATTCGCGACCAGTTCCCGAACGAGTTCGCCAACACCAACGCTGGCACCGGTCCAGATGGCAAGCCCATCCAGTGGGGCGATGTCCCGCTGGACCAAGACACCACCCCGTCGCCGTACAAGTGGCGTGGAATCTCTGCCCCCGGCCAGCCGATGCGAGAGGGGTCTGACTGGCTTCGTTCGGTGTTCTCAATCCCGCAGAACGCCGTCCGGGTGATGGGCGGAAGCGTCAACCAAGCCAAGGCCGAGAGCGACATGGCCAAGGGGTTGGACACCGCACTCATGGGCATCCCCTCCATGATCCAAGGCAAGGACGCCAACCCAGAGTGGTCGGGTGACAAGGAGCGTCCCTTTGCTGCCCTGGAGCGACTGACGGAATACCCGGAATCGCAGGGGCTCCTGGAAGCCAAGCCTTCCAATTCCGATGAGGCGAGGGACGGAATCACCTCGTTTGGCCAAGCCTTCGTGGACATCGGTGCCCCCGAGAACACGGCCACCTACATGGTTGGCGGTCTTCTCGATGGCCTGACCGACCCATTCCCGCTTGGTCCAGCGGCTTTCCGATCGGCCATGGCCAAGCAGTACGGCAAAGCTGCTATCCAAGCCGCCGCCGAGTTTGGCCCCAACCTTGGAGCCAGCTATGTCGCAGCCCCCCGCAAGCCAGTCGCGCCGCCAGAACCCGTTGTCCATAAGCACTGGTCGGAGTACCACTGATGCCGAACCCGCTGAACCGCGCAATGGCAATAGCGTCTAAGGTGGTTGGGGAACTCCCTGTCGGGAAAGTACTTCCGCCTCCACCGCCGCCCCCTCCCGCTCCTGCCAGGGCGTTCCATCAAGCAGAGGCACCTGCTGCGAACTCTCGTCTTGACGAAGTTCTTGCTGCCGTGCAGCGAGCCATTTCCAAGCAGCCTGTTCCGGAAGGCCACTCTCGGCTGTATCGGTACGGCCCAGTGCCTGCTGACGCGTCTGGCGACGGCACGCGAACAGTGTTCGGTAAAACGTATACGCCAGAGGAGTGGGACAAGTACCTCGCTTCTAAAGGAATACGAAACACAGAGCCGACCGGCGCTCGCGGACGGTGGTTTACGGACGTCCCAGAAGAACTTGACTACTACGTCAAGGACGCAGCTTTTCCAAAGCCCCTGTATGCCGTGGACGTTCCATCCGCAAGGCTTCCAGACATAAACGTGTCGCGCACCCCGTACTCAGAAAGTTCATCGAACCACGCGCGTGAGTTTGTGGTGCCTGACGAATACCTGACGCAAGCAAGGCGGCTTCTTGAGGGACGCCAGTAATGCCGAACCCACTGAACCGAGCGGTCGGGCAGCTTGATGGGCTTCTGGCAAGGCTGGCTGGGTACAGCACACGCTCGCCTCGCGTCCACTCTGGCGTGAGGTTCAATCCGGCTGACGGTCTTGGCGGAACCCCCGACGCCGCCAACATTGACTACCGTGGCTTCCAGGCGTACATGACACCGGCTGAGTTCCTTGGGCTGAACCCGGCAAGGAATTATCCGTACGACCATGTCCAGGAAGCCATCCGGTCTGGCCAGGAAATCAGCACGCCCATGCTGATGGTCGACCGACTCCCGAAAGGCGAGGGCTGGAAGGTGGTGGGGCACGAAGGCCGTGGACGCATGATGTCGTTGGCCGAGCAATCCCCGGACTCCCTGTTCCCCGTTGGCGTCCACCCGTACGGAGAAGTTCGGGCCAGGAACCTTACGCCCGACGACTTGTTCCGAGCTATCAAGCCCGAGATGGACAACTCGCGGTCTGTTGCTGTGCCGAGGATGGCAATCCTGAACAAGACGCCATACGTTCGCCCTGGGCTTGGCGACGACGAGGCCGTGGTCCGTGCTCTCCTTGAGATGCTGGGGGAATAATGCCGAACCCACTGAACCGAGCGATGAACGTGGCGAAGTCGGTTGTTGATGCAGCCATGGCACCGGCCGCACGCAAAGTAGACCCGGCGTCCCTGCCTCCTATCCCGGAAGACTATGTGCGACTGACGCACAACACATCTCGGGTTGATCCGTTCCAGGCCGGTGCCCCGTTCCGCTATGCCGGTGAAATCATCGACAGCAGCACGGACTCGTTCACCAACAACGAACAGGTCGCCAACTGGGTCAGCCAAGGCAAGCGAGACAGCTTCGGCCCGCTCACCTTGCTGATGGACATGCCGATCGACGAGCACAACAAGAGGATGTGGCGGTTCGGGTGGAGTGGGTACAAGCCCGTGCCAAACAGCAACATCATCGGCCACATCGACGAGGCAGGGAAGTTCGTCCCACTCAAGGTCGACACGACCAACGCCGACCAGTATTCGGGTCGTCTGTATCGCGAGTCAAAGGAGTCTGACTACGTTCGGCGTCTTCTCAAAGACATGGACGACGCCATTCTCGACGACTACAACCCGATCCCGCCGCCCGTCAAATACATCAGACCGCCCGGCGACCCGGACGTTTTCTAGGCAAGGAGCGTCAATGCCCAACCCGCTCAACCGTGCGGTCGACATGGCTGGTGATGCAGTCCGCAAGATCATCGCCTACCACGGCTCTCCGCACAACTTCGACAGGTTTGATGCCAGCAAGATCGACACTGGCGAGGGCGTTCAGGCATTTGGTCACGGCCTGTATTTTGCGGGCAACGAAAGCACGGGGCAGTACTACCGCGACACGCTTGGTGGCCAAAAGATCGTTGACTACCTCGACGGGAATCCGCTCGACAGAAGCGAATACGCCAAGTATGCAACTGGCGAGGTCGCATACCCGAGCATTGACACTGAGCAGGGGGTGCTTGCAAGACTGCTTTCGACTCCAGGGTTTCCGATTCAAGGCTCGTCCTCATTGCTGGACCGGCAGATAAAGAGAATCGAAACGCCATCAAGGAGACACTCAAACTCGCTGGCCTTGCGGTTAATGGGCACCCCGTGGGAAAGCGCTTCGGTCGATGAGCTAAAAGCAGCCAGAGACATTGCGGCAAATCTAGAGAGCCGCACATCTAGCGTGCGTTCCCCGGCAGGAGTCATGTACCAAGTAGAGATTGGGCATCCGGAGTCATCTCTTCTGGATTGGGATGCGCCAATGAGTCAACAGCCCCTGCCTGTTCGCCGGGCGTTTGGTGACTCGGGCATGGACCTTCCTGGAGACGGACGCAGGGTTTACATGGACGCGGTCACGCGATTGGGGGAGGGCTTTGACGATGATGCGACTGGATTTTTGGCTGGCAAGGCTGCTGCCGAAGAGTTGCTTTCCGAGGGAATACCGGGCATCAAGTACCTAGACGGAATGTCTCGCAATCTTGGGGCAGGCAGCCGCAACTACGTCATGTTTCCCGGCACCGAGGACTCCATCACCATCCTCCGCAAGTACGGTTTACTGCCCGCCGTAGGGGTCGGAGCGGCCTCCGCAGGGAGTGCCATGCAAAATCCTGCGCAAGATTCGCAGTAGCTGGACATTAGGCAGGTAGGAACCAATCCCCCCGAAAGGATTCCAAGCCAATGTCCATCGAAGACTCCATCACTTCCGACGCGACGAGCGAATCGCTCGGCTCCCAGGATGCCGGTGTTTCCGGTTTCTCTGGGGCTGACGCTGGCTCGCAGCCCCCGCAGTCGACCGACCCATCGGCCGGTTCTTCTGCCGGTGGCTTCAGTACTCCGTACGAAGCGTTCCGGCATCTCCCCGACTTCCAGGGCAAGGACGACCTTGCGATCGCACGGGACTTGTACAAGGCCCATGCGGAGCGGCAGGAGCTTTCCCGGCAACTCAACCAGTTTCAGACGTTGCTTCCGGCCACGCAGGACTACGTTCGCCATGAGCGTGAGTTCCAGGCGTGGAAGCAAGCCCAGGCCGAAGCGGCGCGGCCCAGGGCTCCGGAGCAGCCGAAGTGGTGGAATCCGCCGAAGGTCGAGGATTCGTGGAAGAGTTACATCGTCCGCGATCCCCAGACCGGGAGGGAGGTGATCTCGCCTGACGCCCCGTACGAAGCCCAGCAGGCTCTGCGTCAATACCAGAGCTACACGGCTGACTTCGTCCGACGCTTCGCCACCGACCCCGAGTCGACGCTGAAGCCGTTCGTGGAGCAGGTCGCCGTCCAGAAGGCCCAGGAGATGGTGCAGAACCATCTCAACCAGTACGCCACCACGAACTACGTCCAGGACCTGAACCGGCAGAACGCGGACTGGCTCTACGACGACCAGGGCCGCACGACCCAGGCCGGTCAGGCGATCTCGCACTACATCAACGAAGCCGCCAGCATGGGCATCCAATCGGCCCAGGACCGTTGGCGGTACGCGACGGGCTCGCTCCAGCGTGACCTGCTCGCGGCCCAATACCAGCGAGTCATGGCTGGCCAGCAGGCCCCCCAGGCTCAGCCGCAATCCATCCCGCAGGCCCCAGTGGGCGTCCAGCAGCAGGACGACGCCGCGGCTCGCGACATGCAGTTTCTTCGGGAACGGGCGATGCACGCCCCGAACCGAAGTGGTGGCTCAACTGAACCGAGGGCACCGCGCCCCCGGCAGAGTTTCAATGATCGACTTCGCTCCCAACTTGAGCATGACGGAGTAATCTGACAATGAGTTCTAATGTTGACTGGGCACGTTCCATTGCCACGACCATTGTCAACCATCTCCGCGAGGAGGAGGTTGCATCGCTCCGTAAGTACAAGGTTTTCTCGCTGATCGAGGGTTCCGGCAACGTCCGGACCAACGAGGCTGGGCGAGGTTTCGACTGGGAAATCCAGTACAGGAATCACACTCCGTCCGGCAATAACGGCGAGACTCCTCGTTCGTTCGCTCGCCAGAACCTGTGGAAGCGGGTTGAGCTGGAGTACAGAGGAGCACAAGTCACGGACGCGATCTACAAGCGCGAGATGCTTGAGAACCGTTCGTCTTCTGCCCTGGTCAACGTCGCCGGGAAGATGGCTTCCCGCCTCCTGACGTCGATGGAGCAGTATCTGGCGCGTGAGTGGGTTCAGGACGGTTACGCCAGCGGCAACGAGCTTCGGTTCCACGGGACCGAGTCGTTCATGGGCGTGAACGGCACTGTCAACATCGCGGACGGCACGCAGCGTTCGGCCAATGCCGCCGATCCCTTCGGTTACCCGAGCGACACCTACGGCGGTCTCTCGACCGTCCTGGGTTCGTACGGTGGATCGCAGGCTTCCGGCAGCGTGTGGCCGAACGGGTACGCCGACCCGGAGTTCGACTTCTTCTCTCCCGTGATCGTCAACTTCACCTCGACCTACTTCGGTGGGTCGACCTGGAGTTCGAACTGCACCAAGGCTCTCCGCGAGGCGATCCACCAGACTCGCCGCAACGACAGCAAGGAAGACCAGATCGACACCGTGTTCCTGGATCGTCGACTCTTCATCGACTTCCTCAACACGCTCGACGCCAAGGAGCGAGTGATCGTCAGCCGCACCAACGGCCTCCGGTCCTACGGCTTCACGGACGTCTTCGAACTCGACGGCGTCGAGGTGTCTTCGGAGAACTCTGTGCCGGTGAACACTGGGTACGGAATGGCCATGGGCAATGTTGAGTTGCTCTGCATGGAAGGCCAGCTTCTGAACTCTGAGGGTCCGTTCTACGACGAAATCACGCAGCAGTTCCGCTACGTGGTGTCGTGCCTCGGCAACCTCAAGTTCAAGTCACCGAGGAACTTCTTCAAGCTCCAGGCTCTTGCTTGATCTCTGCGGTAATCTCTCTCACAGGAACCAGATCGAATGAGTACGATGTACGAAGACCCGCCGTTCCCGCTGGGTCAAGTCCTTGGCACCACGACTCCGAGCGACATCCTGGTCAGCCCGTCTGTTCCGGTGGGGAGCAACGTCTACGGAATGGTCAAGCTGTTCCCGGACGTCAACCCGATTACCGGTCGCGTTCGGAGCAACCGGATCAAGAAGTGCCTCGCCGTCCGGAACTCGTCTGGCATCACGCTGGCTGCCAAGCGTCTTGTCTCGCTGAAGTCCGGCTCGCTCCATGAGGTCGACGGTTACGGTTTCCGTACCGATGGCATCGTGAGCGGCGTGGTGGACGAGTACCTGTCGGGCGGTTGCCCGGCCGGTGAGGTGTGCTGGATCACGATCGAGGGTCCCACGGAAGTCTCGCTTGGCCTTGCCTCGCAGGCTGCTGCGGACACCGACCTTGTGGCCCTCACTTCGGCGGCTTCGACGGATGCTTCGACGGCCGGTCGTGCCCAGACGGCGAACGTCACCACGGTGGCTCAGCTTCGTTCTGTGTTCGGCCGGGCTCTTTCCGCGAGTGCGACCACGGCGGCTGACGTCCTGGCTTCTGTGTTCCTCTCTCGGAGGTGATGTATGCCCCTTTCGTCCAATGACACGCGAGCAAACCTCATCATCGGGCTGGCCGACCGCCAGCTTGGTGAGGAGGTTCATGACTCGCTTCGCCACACCACGGGCGCGACCAACGCCCTTACGGTCGGTGCAACTACCACTCGGCTTGGTGTGGCGGGTGGGACGGTGGCGTTCTTCGGCGGGACGGGCTCGACTCGGGCCTCCTCGACCGGCGTCACCGATGTGGCTGGGCTTGTGACCGTGCTTCGCAACTACGGCCTGTTTTCGTGACACAGCCCCTTACCGGGGGCTTTCGGGGGGGAGCCCCTGGTTGGGAAACCGGCCAGGGGCTTTTCTCTTTTCTGGAAAGTGAGAAACATGCCAGAGCCTTCCGCCATCCAGAACATGGACTTCCTTCGCCAGCTTCTTGAGCGGGCCAAGCAAGACCCCCAGATCATGGACATGCTTCGCTTGAGGATGCTCCAGGGGTCCGGCCTTGGTCTGGACGCCGTCGCTCGCCTGCGGGGTGACCAATGAACCCGCTCGACGGCTTGATGGGCGACGGGAAGCCCAGCCCGTTTGTCATGGTCTCCGACGAGCGGAAGCCAGCCGCCGAGATGTCTCTTCGCAATCTGATCGCGGAGTACCTCGCCTACCAAGAGGAGATGGGCCGGGAAGACGCTCTGCCGTCAGACGACTCCCCGGAAGGCATCCAAGCCTGGAACGAACGGATGGCCCGCACAAAGGACGTAGGCAAGGAAGCCGCTGGTCGCCTGGGGGTCTACTGGAACGACTTCGTGATGGGGGCTCCCATTGGCGTGTGGAAGCAGAGCACCGTCCACAACGACGATCTCCTCATGAACCGCAAGCCCACGTTCGGGACCAACGGTGTGATCTCCGCCCCAACGGACCGCTTGATCCCGCGAAGGAGAAACTCCAACACCAAGGTCTTCCGTCTGCCGGTTGACCGCGGCAAGCTGCCGTCGAATCCCCACCCCGATCAGAACAAAACGTGAGGCAGCAATGATAAAGGCCATGTCTTCCTACACGGGATCGCAGCAGCCCCAGAGCGGCGGATACCAGTCGGTCTACAGTCAGAGTGGTGGGCCGAGTGCCTACACCCCCAAGCCCCAGGCTCCGAAGCGGAAGGCTGCTCCTGGTGATGTGTACTCCGCTCGCCGTGCCTGGAAGCAGGCCGGGGGAACCGGCGACTGGCGGGCCTACATGCCTGGGGCTGGCGGATACCAGAACGCCCCGCTGGCCGAACCGGGCGGAATGTCGATGCCAGCGTACGCCCCTCCCTCGCAGCCTGGGACCCGAGGCGGTGCTGCCACCCCCGGCCTGTTGGATGGAGGCTGGGGGCAGCCGAACGCTCGGCCCAGCAGCCCGATCCCTCCTTACGCCGCTGCCCTTCCTCAAGGTGGGTTCAACGCGTCGTACGGCCAGCTTGGCGGTGGCTACGGCTCCACGCCCGACTTCAATCGCCGGGACGCGTTCATCAACAACATCAACGAGACCATGGCCGGGTATCAGGGGAACCAGGGAACCTACCAGGGGAACGACACTCCACCGGCCACATGGGGTCAGGCCCCGCAGTTTGACTTCCCTGCCCTGTGGAAGCAGGCGGGCAACATGGTCCAGAGCGGCTGGCAGAACCCGCTGCTCGGACTGCTCGGGTAAGTGCTATACTTCCGTCCACTCCAACCCCCCCCGAGGAGAGACGATGATCCAGAAGTTCAAGGTCGGTATCTGCACGTTCAGCTACGGCGGCAATGGAGGCATCTCCTCCGAGGTGCCCGACATCCGGGAGTGGATGATCCCCCTGGTGGCTTCGGCCCAGTCCGACCCTCGCATTGACGCCATCCAGGTCTGGAACCTGTCCGACACGCCGATCACCATGACCCGCAACCGGGCAGTGATCCAGGCTCGCCAGAACGGCTGCGACTTCCTGCTCATGGTCGACTCCGACATGAAGCCGGACCTGTACTTCGGCTCCGACCCCCTGGCCCAGCAGTTCTTCCAGTCGTCTTTCGACTTCCTGGCCAAGCACTACCACAAGGGCCCGGCGTGCGTCGGTGCCCCGTACTGCGGGCCCCCGCCGAACGAGTGCGTCTACGTGTTCCGCTGGGCGAACTTCCAGAACGAGAACCCGAATCCGGACTTCGCCCTGGAGATGTACGACCGCCACACTGCCGCCAAGCTGGCTGGCATCCAAGAGTGTGCGGCTCTCCCGACCGGCCTGCTCATGTACGACATGCGGCTGTTCGACATCACCGAGCCGAAGCAAGAGGGTGACAAGCCCTGGTTCTACTACGAATGGAAGGACGTTTATTGCTCGGAGAAGGCGTCGACCGAGGACGTCACCAACACCCGAGACCTGTCCCTCGTTGGCACGCAGAAGCTGGGGTACAACCCCGTGTTCTGCAACTGGGACGCCTGGGCCGGTCACTGGAAGCCGAAGTGCGTCGGCAAGCCCACGCCCGTGGACGCCAGCGCCATCGCCTCCAAGCTCAAGGAGTCATGGGAGGCCGGGTACGACGGCAGTACCAAGCTCCTCGACCTTCGGCCCATCGACAGTCCGGTCGTGCCCAAGGGCGAGATGACTCGGCCCACCGCCCTGTCCCTGCTCCCAGACGGGTTCGACGACATGGGCATGGGGCTTCCGGCCCAGGATGCCGACGCTCTCCGGACCATGATCGAGCGGTTCAAGGAGCAGTTCGGGCACGCCCCGCGTGTCCTTGAGATCGGATCGTGGGCTGGCAAGTCAGCCATCATCATGGTCGAGTCCGGTGCCGCCTGCGTCCACTGCATCGACACCTGGGAGGGCTCCAAGAACGACGACGGCACGAAGGCTTACACCGGTGCCGTCCCTCCCATCCAGGTGTTCTTCGACAACACCGAGGCGTACAGGCGTCAACTGAAGATCAAGTGGTCTAAGGCTCGCTCGCCCGACATCGCCAAGAACTTCACCTATCCCCCGGTCCCGCACGACATCGTCTACATCGACGCCGAGCATGACTACGAATCGGTCATGGCAGACATCGCGGCGTGGCGTCCGATCGTCAAGTGGGTTGCCGGTCACGACTACCACTCCTTCGAAGGCGTGCGTAAGGCCGTGGCCGATTCCGGACTTGTCCCAGAGGTGCATGGAAATGTCTGGTGGGCCACACCTTGAGCGGCGGGCTTGCCTGACTTGCGGCAAGACCTACGCCCTGGAGCCTAGGTTCTGGCACAAGGCCAAGGATGGCTTTCACGCCCACTGCAAGCGGTGCCGCAACGGCAGCATCAAGAAGAAGCGTGCCGCCAAGCGGAACGAGAAGCTTGAGGAAATCGAGAAGGGTGCCGTCGATCTCTTCCTGGCATCGGCTCGGGTGGGGGGTGCCAACATCCCTCACTCGGCCGAACTGCTGGAAGTGCTCATGCGGTACTTCGGTGGGGCTGGCGGGTTTGCCAACGCCTACATGAAGCAGTTCTTCGACGCACCATCCGGCGGTGCGTTCCGGACCAAGATGCTCGACACGGTGGTTCGCTTGGTCCAGGCCAACACCGCCATGGGTGGAGCCCAGAAGCCGCTGGAGTTCTGGACTGAAGAAGAACTCCAGAACGAACTGAAGAAGAAGCTGCTGCTTGCGGCCCAGGGCATGAAGCTCATCGAGGTCACCCCAGAGCCTGTCTCCGCACCGGCTGAGCCCGAGCGAGAGACGGCATGAAGAAGCACCCGCCGATCCCTCCACCTCCCATACCCGAGGTGGCAGAGTCGAACATCACGCAGCATGCGATGTCGCAACTGCGTGACCTCCAGGCGGAACTGGCCAATCGCCAGATCGAGGCCCTGCGTCTCTACGAGCCCATGCCCAAGCAGGACGAGTTCCACAGGTGCATGGCGTCCGAGCGGATCGTCATCGGCGGCAACCGGTCGGGTAAATCCCTATCGACGTTCATCGAGGACGCACGGGCGGTCACCGGCCAGGACCCCTACAACAAGTACCCCAAGGAGAACGGCAACCTCGCCATCATCGGCAAGAACTGGTCTCACATCGGCTTGGTCGTTTACCCCATGCTGTTCCGAGCCGGGGCGTTCCGCATGATCCGCGACGAGGTGACTGGTGTCTGGAGGGCATACCGCCCAGCCACCGACAGCCACCGCCTCTTGCAGTCCAAACCCGCTCCTCCTTTAATACCGCCCCGCCTTATTAAAGACATCGCGTGGGTCCAGAAGAACGCTGGGTATCTGAACTCCGTCGAGCTTACCAACGGCTGGCGAATCTTCGTGTTCTCCAGCGAGGGCGAGCCGCCCCAGGGTTTCCAGGCTGACCTTGTCCACATCGACGAGGACATCAACAACGAGCGGTTCGTCGGGGAAATGCAGGCCAGGCTCTCTGACCGTAAAGGGCGGTTTGTCTGGAGTGCAATGCCCCATTCAAAAAATGACGCCTTGCTCGGCTTGTGCGAGCGTGCGGAGCGTGTGGCTGACAATCCGGACGCAATCATCCGGAAGTTCACCCTGCGGTTTCTTGACAACGATCACATCGACAACGAGGAGAAGAAGAAGAACGTCGAGCGGTGGTCCGACCTTGGCGTCGAGGAACTCCGCATGCGTGCCGAGGGTGAGTTCACCCACGAATCCACGCTGATGTACCCGACGTTCAACACCAGCGTCCACGTGATCCCGCGTTCGGAACTGATGACAATCCCGGATGACTGGACAAGGTACGTTGCCATTGACCCAGGCCACACGGTCATGGCCGCACTGTTCGGTGCCGTGCCTCCGGGCGAGAAGTTTCTGCTAATCTACGACGAGCTTTACATCCGGGATTGCAACGCACTGATCTTCGGTGAGCACTTCGCCAAGAAGGCCGAGGCTCAATCGTTCTGGTCGTTCATCCTGGACATGCACGGCGGTCGGTTGCGAGACATCGGTGGTGGTCGACTGCCGCACGAACTGTACTCGGAGGAGTTGAGGAAACGGAACATCCGGTCGCGTGCGTCAGGCTACGGATTCATCCCTGGCTCCGACGACATCCCGGCTCGCACGGCCATGGTTCGGCAGATGCTCCACATCCGCGGCGACGGGACGACCAAGCTGAAGTTCTGGGAGGGTGCCTGTCCGAACCTGCTCCGCGAACTGAAGCGATACCGCAAGAAGACGACGACCCTCAATGGACAGACCTACGTGACCGACGAGCCCCAGACGCGGGGCGAGGTCCACGCCTGCCAAGTCCTTGAGTACCTGTGTGCCTACGAACCCAAGTACCACCAACCCCCCAAGGTATTTGGCCCCCGGACCTGGATTGACAAGTACCTCACCGACAAGGCGCGGCGGAAGCGAAGTAGCTCCGATTCGTGCATTGTCCTTGGCCCCATAGGGAAACAGCCATGAACGCCGAGACGAAGGCTTACCAGATGCCCGCCGCCGAAGTGGGCGACTGGGTTCTCTTTTACCCCCACCAGGACGCCGACTCGATCCCGGCCATGGTGACGAAGGTGTCGTCACGCACCCTCACCCTCTGGGCGATCGCCCCTGGGTACGGCGGGATCGACCGGTTCTCGGTCCACCACAAGTCCGACCCCGGCCTCCAGGAGTTCCCGGAGTGGAAGACGACCGGCCTGTGGGAGCACCGCCGCTCGCAGCACGCGATTTTGGCTGAAAAACTGGCTTCCCTGGAGAAGCGTCTGGCTGAAGTTGAGGGTCGCAACCGCAAGTAGGGCACTTACCAGTAGGAGTTCTACATGCACGACAACCCACTTCGGGCCATCTCGGCGTCCTGGCTCAAGCTCTTGAAGCAGGCCAAGGACCACAAGAAGCCCTTCAACGACGATGCTTGGGAAGCCATGCAGTTCTTCTGCGGCGATCCCAACTTCATGTGGGAGAACTCCTACGCCCGTGGGGAACGGGGGTACAACAAGGGCATTGAGCCGCCCCCGTTCCGCATGCAGGTTAACCGGGTGTGGGAGGCCGTCCGCTTGTTTGCGGCGGTCATCCACCACCGGAACCCGACCCGCACCGTCACGGCCCGCAAGTACCCGGCCGTCGAGCCGATGATGCTCGGGATCATGCCCCAGCCTCCGCAGCCAATGATGGGCCCCCAGGGGCCTGTGATCGGTCCGGACGGCCAGCCCGTCATGCTCCCGGACCAGGGCTTGATGATGTACCAGCAGATGCTCCAGCAGCAGGAGTTCTTCCTGAAGAAGCGAGAGCTTGTGTCGAAGCTGCTGGAGGACTACCTGAACTACACCCCCGTCGAACTGAACACCAAGACCCACAATCGCAAGGTGGTGGAAGAGGCGTTCATCAAGGGCGTCGGTGTGTGGTGGCATGAGATGTACGCCCCGGCCGGGTCGGACGTCCAGATGGCTGGGTCGTTCTACGACACCTTCGACAACCTCGTCTGGGACCCGGACGCCGACGACTTCCAGGACATCCGCTGGGCAGCCCGGCGTCGGTGCCAGCCCTTGGACGAGGTGGCGGCACGGTTCAATCTCTCCCGCGAGCAACTCAAGGGCCACCTGGAAAGCTACACCTCCCGTGCGGGCGAGGGCGAGCGTGGCCATGAGTTCAAGAAGAAGACCGGCAAGACGAACGACCTGATCGTCTACTGGGAAATCTACTCCAAGACCGGCTTCGGTGACCGGCTCAAGGGGGCCGAGATCGACGAACGGATCAAGGGCTCGTTCGACTCCGTGGGTCAGAACTGCTACATCGTCGTGGCCGAAGGCGTGGACTTCCCGCTCAACATCCCGCCCTCGATGATGGACGAGCCCATCGAGGAGCCGCTGGACGACGGACTGGGCGGCGTGGGTGGCGAACCCGCCAAGACTGCCGTTCCCCAGAAGCTGTTCATGGCCGCTCAGTGGCCGGTGCCTTTCTGGATCGAGCCCCAGGGTTGGCCGTTCACGCTCTACTCCCTGCACTGGAAGCCTGGGTACTCCTACCCGGTGTCCATGATCCGCCCTGGGATCGGTGAGCTTCGCTTCATCAACTGGGCCATGAGTTGCTTGGCGACGAAGATTTCCATCTCGTCCAAGACTCTCATCGGCGTGGCCAAGGCCGCTGACCCGGAACTCAAGGACAAGATTCTCAACACCTCCGAGAACGGCTTCAACGTCGTGGAAATCTCGGAGGCCATTGGCCGCAACGTCAACGACGTCATCTCGGTGTTCCAGATGCCGCAGGTGACGCAGGACATGTGGCACATCATTGCCGAAGTGACGGCAATGTTCGATCGACGCGTCGGGTTGACCGAACTCGTCTACGGCATGACGCGGAACCAGTTCCGGAGTGCCGCTGAGGCAAACGTCAAAGCGGAGCAGATTAGCGTTCGCCCTGACGACTACGCTAACATCCTCGAGGATTCGTTGTCGGAGTGTGCCCGCAAGGAGGCGTTGCTGGCCCGGTGGTTCGTGCGTCCCGAGGACATCGCTCCGCTCATGGGTCCGATGGCTGCCCAGGCTTGGCAGATGCACGTTCGCAATCAGAACCCGGACCAGATCGTCCGCGAGTACGACTACCGCATCGAAGCCGGTTCGGCACGCAAGCCGAACGTCGCCACTCGCGTCGAGAACATCAACAACGCCATGCAGATTCTCATGCCTGTTGCCCAGGGCATGCTCCAAGCCGGGAAGCCCGAACTGTTCAACGCCCTCATCGAAGACTGGGGCAAGGCTCTCCAGGTGGACGTCGGCAAGTACATCTTGCCCCCGCCGCCACCGCCGCCACCACCACAAGGCCCCGTCGAGGGCCCGCCACCACAGGAAGGACCACCCGATGGACAGCGCTGACAACATCCGCAAGCTACTCAAGGACGGAAAGGCTTGGACACGCAAGGAGGGGCAAGACCCCGAGGGTGGTCTGAATGAGCGTGGCCGGGCAGCCTACAACCGTGCCAACGACGCCAACCTCAAGCCGCCGCAGCCGGAAGGTGGCCCTCGTCGAGACTCCTTCTGTGCCCGGATGCAGGGGATGAAGGAGAAGCTGACGAGCAAGGAGACGGCCAACGATCCCGACAGCCGCATCAACAAGTCGCTGCGGAAGTGGAACTGCTGACCCAACCCCCCGAAAAGGAAGTCAGATGCAAGCCGAACGCGACATGGAAGTTCCCGCAGAGATCGCCTCGTCCCCACGGTCCGTCCAGGATCACTACCGGAAGATGATCCGGGATGGCCAGAGCGAGCGGTTCGCGGTCATGTGTGCCTTGCAGGTCGCCCCCGGAACGCACGGCTGTGACCGGGCGTTCATGGAGGGCCGCATGAACAACCAGCAACTGGATGACATGCCAGAGAACCAAGCCAAGTACATCGCCCGCGAGGCCCGTGGTGCTGGCATCTCGATCGAGGGCAAGTACTACGTTGGTGGTCTGGCTGACGGGCGAGGCTGGAGGGACCCGGAAGCGTGGGTGTCCTCGACCGACGACATCCTCAAGGTCGCCAAGAAGCGGCGTCGGATGGTTCAGGGCAACGTCAACTACGACCCCGGCCCCGAGGCCCCGCAGCGAAAGGTGATGAGCGAGCGTCTCATCAAGGAGTACGTGGCCAGGGAACGCAAGACCGATCGGAAGAGTTCCGACGCTGACCTGCGTGCCAAGGTGATCGAGAAGCACGCCTACAAGGCCAAGGGGCGATGAGCAACTACCGCTACTTCCAGATGAAGCGGGACGACGAATCCGAGTGGATTCGCAAGAACCCCATTCTTCAACCTGGAGAGCCGGGGTTCTCGCGGGACACGAACACCATGAAGGTTGGGGACGGAATCCTGCGATGGTCGGAACTGCCCAGGGCACTGGGTTCAGCGGGTGCTATTGCCGTGCTTTCCGAGGGGGTCACCACTCCGCTGGTGATTGACGTCCAATGACCGCCGCCATGACGTTTCAGACCCGCGTGGTGATCGACCACATTCGCGGGACATCGTCTGCGCTTGCAGCAGCCAACCCGGTCGTTGGGTACGGCGTGTTCGTCATGGAGACCGACGCCGATCGAGGGAAGTTCGGGGACGGCCTCACGGCCTACAACGATCTTCCGTACTTTGCGGGCGAAGCTACCTGGGCCTCACTGTCGGGCAAGCCAGCCAGCTTCACTCCATCGTCGCACGCGTCCACGCACGGCTCGGCCGGTGCCGATCCAATCACCGTCGCCATCAGTCAGGTCACCGGCCTCCAGACTGCCCTGGATGGCAAGCAGGCTACTGGCAGCTATGTCCTGACCACCGACTCCAGGCTGTCGGACTCGCGAGAGTGGTCGGCAGCCACGGTCACCCAGGCCCAAGCGGAGGCGGGCACGGGGACGACTCGTCTGGCGTGGACCGTGCAGCGAGTGTGGCAGGCAATTGCCGCATGGTGGGCGGCTTCTGCGGACAAGACGAAGCTTGACGGCGTGGCGGTCGGTGCGACGGCCAACTCGTCAGACGCTCACCTCTTGAGCCGAGACAACCACACCGGGACGCAGGTCGCCAGCACGATCAGCGACTTCTCCACGGCAGCAGTCGCGGCGGTCACCTGGACGACCCTGACCGGCAAGCCGTCGTTCGCCACCGTAGCAACAACCGGTTCCTACACGGACCTGTCCAACACCCCGGCTGCGTACACGCTCCCAACCGCCACTGCCTCGGTCCTTGGTGGCGTGAAGATCGGTTCGGGCATTAGCATCGACGGCAATGGCGTGATCTCGGCATCTTCTGGATACACGCTCCCGATCGCATCCGCTTCCGTCCTGGGGGGCATCAAGATCGGTTCGGGTTTGTCCATCGACGGCTCTGGCGTGGTGTCTGCGGCCGGAACGTACACGCTGCCAAACGCCACGACCTCGACGCTCGGTGGCGTGATCATCGGCACGGGGCTGGCAGTGTCGTCGGGGACGGTCTCGGTGACCTACGGCACGAGCTCGAGCACTGCATGCGTCGGTGACGACGCGCGGCTCTCAGACGCAAGGACGCCGACGGCACATACGCAGGCTTGGTCGACCATCACGAGCACGCCTACGACACTTGCTGGATACGGCATTACCGATGGGCAAAAGACGATCACCAGCGGCACGGCCGCCCCGTCCGGCGGGAGTTCCGGGGATATCTACCTGAGGTACTCCTAATGAACTTGTCCGCTCTCGCCGCGAAGATCCGCGAGCCGCAATACGCCGGGCTCTCCGACCAAATGCTGGCCGACGCGATCAACGGCCTCCGCGTCTCCGTGCGTCGCCCGGTGCCGACTTGGGCGATCCGGCAAGCGGCAATCGAGGGGGGCTACTGGGTCTCGCTTCTCGATGCCCGTGAGTCTTCGACCGCTGCCGTCCGCTCGCTCGCTCTGTCGGTCCTCGCGTGGATCGACGATCAGTCGGGGACGATTCAGACCGTCGATCTCGACAGGCCCGCGGTGGTCGCCATGAGGGCCGCGCTCGTGTCGGCGGGGATCGTGACGCAGCAGCAGGCCGACGCGCTGTCGTCGCTTGCCGACCAGTCGATCCCGTGGACGGAGTCGGTCGGTCTGCCAGAAGTCGGGATCGGGCTCATCATCAACGCTCGGAGAATCGGCAATGGCTGACCTAAAGCTGGCATACGGCACCGCGAGCGATGTGACAATCACGCTGGCGAGTCTTGCGAGCGACACGAACCTGTTGACGGGCCGCGAGTCGACGGCAGTGGATAACACATCGTCGCTCGTCCTCGACTACCTCGTATCAGGCAAGATCACGG